ATACTGTTTCATTTACTTTAAGTGTTAACTGACTTGAGTCTTCGAATACCGGGATATTATAACCGGGGTCTGTATAATCCATGTTGGGTTCTGCAATGGTTATGGTATACCTGAATCCAGATTGGTAGCCATTGTTCTGAATATCAAGGGCAAAGATAAACCCATTTATATTATCTCGGATTTGAGTAGTCTTACCTACTTCCCCATCATAAGAGAATCCCCCATTCAGAGACTTGATTGTAAATTTAGTTCCTGAAGAGAAAGATATAAAGTAGTCCATAGAACCATTAGCCTCATCCAATTGGAATTGACCAAGGATTAATTCCTTGTTACCATAGATTGTTATAGGCCAGGGTTTAGTATAGAATTTCTTTAAGTGTAGGTAATCTACGGATTCCAAGTTATCGATGAGTGCATAGATATCCGAGATTCTTACACTACCACCAATATCCGAACTCTCTGGAGAGTAAGCATTAAACAAAGCACTGAGTATTTGAGATTGAATCTCTGAAGTCTTATATGACTTCTTACCAGTAACTTCTATATCCAATATGATATTAACTCTACCTGCCGACTTAACAGTTAACCAAGTAGTAAGGGGTGAATTCTGATGTAAGATATCATATACCTTCTTAATCATGGCAGAGTCGGCAATTACACCATTGTCTGGTGCAATGTATACAATAAGTTTTCTACCGCATTCGTATTCAGCTTTAGCTTTACTAACTCCATCTACCAGTTTAGCTAAGTCTACAAAGTCCTGTTTAGTAACAGCTACTCCCATAGTCTTAACACTCAAGGGTATATGTTCCTTGAGCATACTGAAATTTTCATAGCTTGAACCACCACCTGCATTGTAAGTATTACTTACAGTAGCATCTGATACTGAAGAGGATATTACTGAGGGCACAGATGTAATGGTACCAGACTTAACGTTACCATTAATACCGGTAGTGAGATAGAATACTACATCAGAAATCTTTGCACCTGCTGCAGGTTTCTTACCATTCTTGCCATCACCAAAGTATATATACGGATTAAGAGATTCATCTATCACTACCATAAAATGATTATCTGTAGGCTTTGAATAAGCAAAAGTATTTACTAATACCCAGGATTCTCCACCGATTTTCAGGGTCATAGTTCCGTGTTCGTAATATTTACCATTAGGTAAAGTACCAAGAGTAATCATTACACGTTCATCAGAAGGTATAACCATACCATTGATTTGACTTTCGGTATATAATTCATGTTGTACTACAGGTACCTTACAATCGGTAACATTAGCATACCAAACTACATCTCGAGTAGATAACCATTTGTTACCTGACTGGTCTGTAAATAGAGTTCCGGATGGGATAGTTAACTTAGCACCAATAGAATCTCCTGATACATCCCGAGATATAGTTAAATCTACTGATGCTGCAATAGCACCCCTTGCATGATAATCTACCAAGGCTCCATGCCTAACTACCGAAGTATATTTCCGAGCAGTAGGTAAGAAGGTTTCCCTTGCCATATTATCGATGTAATAGTGAAGAACTTCGGCAATAGCCGCAAATAATGAAAGGATAATGATTAATATATTTCCTTCCGAGTAATCCGTTATGAGTACATTTCCATCTTTGTCTTTTATACCCATAAGAGATTCTATCAGCTTGGCCTTAATCTGTTGATAAGACCTCTGATAAGGGTTGAGCCATTTATTAGTGATTCCCATATTATTTTGTATTTAATGAATTATCTAAGTTGTTATAGGTAAGGTATAGGTATTGGCTAGAGCCTGTACCATTAATAGAATATTCTACTTCTATGTTTACCTTTGCATCAACTCTAGCAACCTTGATACCTTTAAAGGTTAATCTTTGTTCCCAGGTACCAATTGCAGTTTTTATAAATTCTTTAATAATAAAACTCAGGGCTTGTGAATTTGGCTCTTCTATACATTCCCATAGACGATTCCCAAAGTTTTCCTGTCGAAATCTCTGGCCTATCATATAATATAGGATAGAGTTAATATTATTCCTTACTAACTCCATATCTCCATTAACCGGATACCATCCAGTTTCACCGTTTTCGTTTCTGTTTAGTTTAATAGGGAAAGTCATACCTTTTCCTATTATGTCAGTAAAGTAATTATCCATTAGTGTATACATTTAGTATCCTCGTAATCTTCTTGTTTGAATTCCGAGAATGGTTGACTTGCTTGAGTTACAGTAGGTCCTGAAGAACCAGGTCCAGTAGTTACACCAGAGTGTACATGAGAATTGAATAGAGCTCTAAGTGATTCTAGTTCTTGAACAGTTTGATTTAACTTCTCGGTTAATTCTTTGATATTAACCACTCCTTGGTTTGTACCTTGATTCAAGATTACTGTATCACCTGAACCTACATTTACATCTCCTTGAGCTTGGATAGATACGTTACCTTTTGCAGCTACTCCAATATCTCCATTGATATATATGGTTAATCTACCATTGTCATCATCTAAAGTTATTAGATTACCTTCTGGAGTAATGATACCCATCTTGTTTGGTCCGTCTAAAGGACTGGGTATCTGATTCAAAGCCCAACCATGGTATTCCCAAAGAGGTTTAGTTGGGTCTCCAAATTCAAAGGTAACAAATACTATATCACCAACCTTAGGAGCTAAGAACTTAAATCCATTATTGATAGAACCATGTTGACCCTTTGGATAAGCCCAAGATATGATACCATTCATTACTTCTGGGCAACATACCTTGATACGATTCATATGTTTTTCTTGGTCATCATTATCTACCACAATGCCTCGATAAACTGAGTAGTATCTACCCAATCCTTCGAGGCCATCTTCTGTTATTAACTTAGCGGTCGAGTACATTATCGGTTATTTTTTTTTGTTTTTTACTACATTAAGATATTCGTTTCTTGCCCACTCTGACCAGTCAAAAGAATACTTCTCTTTCATAGCCGGTGTTACTTTAGATTGGTCTACCTTAACTACTTTGGTTTTACCATAGATTGCAGTACCATTAGAGGTAACTATAGTACCTTCAGTTCTTACAGTACCTGCTGCTAAAGCTTGTGGGTCTTTAGCATTAAGTTCATCGTAATAGAATTTATTCTGTAAGAACTCTCCTGCACCTTTCTTATCTATGATTACATTCTTATCGTTCATGAATCTTTCCTTAAAGTAAACTGCTTCACTGTAAGTGAACTCATGAACAATATTAGAAGCATTAGCAGTACTCTTCTTGTCTTTACCAAATTGAGTTTTAGCTCTATCCTTAGCATCATTGCTTACTATATCTTGAGTACTAAGTTGAGTCTTGGATGTAGTCTGACCCGCCTTGGCATTACTCTTTATCAAATCCAAAGTACATAGATAACCCTGACCTGCATCCATTGAATGTTGTACTGATTTAATATACCAATACCCGGACCAACGTTTACCCACATTTTCTAAAGAGATTACCTGAGAAGATTGTAATGAAGGTCTACCAACTACAGTCATTTGGCATACTAATTTCCTTTCTGTAGTTTTAAGACCTCCATTGGCATTAGCATTCATGGCCCAAGCTACTTTATCAGCTCCACCATATCTACCAAATAGATTATGATATAATTTATATATTGGTACTAATACTGGGACCTTCTTCATCCTTCGAATCTTAACCTTAGCTTTAACCTTACGAGTCATAGTAGGTGTAGTTACTCCCTCACCAGAATATTTTAATTCATAGGTATCAGGGTATACAGTAATATATGGATTCTTTTCCATAGCTGCTATACCTCTCTGAGATTGGTCATTAGCTGAAGCAATTTTAAATTTATTACCTTGAGTATCTCTAAGGTCTATCATGTGTAAAGGTGTCATACCTTCCGGGTCATATTCACGAGGGTCTACCCATTCTTCTGCAAGGTATTCCATTTTGTATTCTCCAGTGAATAGGTATCTTTCGTTTTCTAGTAATTGCCTTAGATTACTTTCTAACTCTTTCCCATTCTTAGAGTTCTTTAGGATTTGCTGAAGTTGTCTCTTCTTATCGCTTGGTAAATTATTAGCTGCCGTATTGATAGCTTCCCTATATTGGTCAGTACTTAAGTTATCTAACATCTCTTGTTTACCTGCTTGATAAGCAACATGGGGTTTCTTAGAACCATATTCTTTTACTGCTTGATTATGTTTCTGAGCTTTAGCTCCATACCTTTGCTCAGCTTCCATCTCTGCAGCAATGTTAGTAGTAGGATGACTACGATAATCTTCATAAGGTACACTACCATAATTGACTACCATAGTATTATCTACTTGAGCTACATAAGGAGTAGTAACTGTAGACATTTCCTCTTTAGCTTTTTCTGGTTCTTTTATATCGGTAGAACCTACAATAAGACCTTTATCATCGGGGTCTATAGTTTCGGTTAATTGAGCCTTTGCCCTTTTAGTTACATTCTGCATGGTAAAGGATACCCTAAGTACCTCTCCATTCTCGGATTGATATATGTAATTGTATTCAGGCTCTTGAGTAAACTTTCGATTGTGAATATAGATTACACCATCCCGAGAATCAATATACCAAGGTCCATTAGGATAACCTTTCATCTTCTGTTCTAATTGAACCAAGATGTTATTCCCTATTAATCCTAAGTCACTATCTATCAGAGCTTTTAAATCTGCCGGCATAGGTACTTGAGCTACTCCACTAAAGCTATTAGCGTAAAGTATCTTTCCAACAGTATTTCGACTTTGTTCTGTCGGGACCTGTAGTGACTCGTAGACTTTATTACTTATTACTTGTTTAGCCATTACTGAAATATTTCTATGATTACACCGATGTCATTGTTACAACCATTATCTAAAAAATTAGATAGGCTATACTCTGATAAATCTGAATGTGTATAAGGTGGTTGGAATCTTAAATCCCCAACTGTATCTATACACTTTAATGTCACATGAGTACCAGTAGAATCGAATACACAATCCAAATCTCTTACCTTAATACTTCGTACTGGGCTCGAAATGAATTGACCATCAGTATATATGTATCCCCACTGAAGATAAATAATAGAGCTTTCCTGGAGTTCTGGGATATCTACTGTATCCGGGTCTCCAGTATCAAATGTAATGGTTGCTAAGTTTTCCTTCTCTTCATCATATTTGTAGCTCCAATTACTTATATAAGCGCCAAGGGGTATGCCTGTAATTGCATTCATTATGGGCATACCTCCAGAATCGAACAGTGCCATATAAGGTGTTGCTGTTCCATTATAAAGAATTGGTTGATTAGGTTTCTTAGTTGCCATACATTGGTATCCGTATTAATTGATAAGGTTCGAGTTCTGCAAGAGGGTTTAAGATATTATTAGCCTCAGCTATTAAATACCATTTCCCAGAATCGCCATAGTAACGATAAGCAATGTTCTGTAGGGTTTCTCCATCCATTACTGTATGTTGCTTATCGTTACTTGTATTGGGAACTAAAGGTGGGGTTACCTCCAAAGAATAATCACCCTCATCATATTTAAGAGCTACTGCCCCATCATAGGGGCTAGCTCCAGTTAAGTATTGATTCAAGTCTATCATAAACTTATTCCTTTCGTTTTCTTTAGAGCTTCTTCACTTACAATATCTGCATAGGATAAGTTGTAAGCACTTACTCTCTTGAAGATTAATTCTTGAGTTGCAGCTGCAGGAAGTAATTTCAAATCATCAATCTCGCATGACTTACTTGCAACCCTTGTCCTTGAAGCATTTCGGAAATTGTTTAATGTATAGGTTGCTGAAGTAAGGATATATTGATGGTTCTCAAATATACCAGAATTACCCCATTCTATTTTTAAGATGGGGGGGCTTGCCTGATATGAGTTTGCCTTAGACCACATCTCAAGTAATCTACATTTAGTGATTACCTCTTCTGGATTTTCTGGGTCATTACAGAACCAAGATACATTGAATTGAATTATATCCTCTGCTCCAGTGTAATGATACATGGGAGTATTACGTCCCATTGATTTAATGGTAGCCCAAGTAGTTTCTCCTCGGAAGTCAATAGAGGGAGGTCTATTTTGAAGAGTGATATATTGATAAGGTGTTGATACCAAATTATATATTACTACTTGGTTCATATTACGAACTTCGGGCATTACCATAAAAAGTTCTTTATTCTTATTTACGGAATTACCCTTAGCTGGGTCCATTTCTTCATAACCAAAAGGAACTCCACCTTCTACCTGATGTTTTAATTCCATCCGATATTGGTTTTGTATCCTTTGGTTTACTTTGGGATTCTTTGAGGTAGCTCTTGGTCCAAAAGGATTATTAGGGTCATATATCTTTCCTTTATCTGCAGTGTCTTTAGGTAAAGTAGATGTAGCCCTGTTTAAATAAATCCTGGCCCTCCAAAGTTTATTTAAAGGACCAGTAAGAACTCCGGCAGAATCCCTGGTAAGGTCATTATACTTTTCAACAACCCCACCTGCTATTTGATTCAATATTCTTGCCATAATTGTTTTAGTTTATTCCTAAAGCTATACCAGTAAAATCTTGTTGGCCTCCAGGAGCAAAGTCTCCAGCAGGTTCTCCATCTACTGAGATATTGATTCTTGAATCCTTGAAGCCATCCCTGATTGCAGACCTAACTGCATCCACAAAAGCCTGTTGGTTTCTTTCTTGAAGGGAAGCTTTGCTTTCCTCTGAGTTTAGAGCTTCAGTATTTTTATCTACCGAACTTGTAAGACCTCCGATTACATCTATAAGTAAAGGTATACCTATAGATAAAGCTAATCCTACTGGTCCTCCTAAGAATCCCAGAAGTCTACCACCTAAGAATCCTGCAGCACCTCTGATAGCACCTTTCTTAACTACCTGCTGACCTACAGTCTTAGCCGTATTAGTTGCCATAGAACTTGCAGCTCCTGCACCAGCAAGGCCAGCCATAGATATAAATTTACCATCAGCACCTCTAGCAGCTATTCTACCATTCTTCATTTTACCTACAGTACCTCCCATGGGTAATGCAAAGAATTTACCTGGAGCCATCTGTAGGGCAGTCATCCTCATCATCATTGCAGATATATTACGAAGATGACCCTCAAGGATAGAGGCTTGAACATTAGTTCTTGTCATACCTGCAGCCATACCATCTGTCTCTGCAGTAGATAAAGCTTGGAAAGTACTAATCATTCGAATGGTACCTGATATGAATTTAAAACCTTGATAGATTGTACCAACTATTGCTCCAGTAGCAACTACCTTTACCAAGAATTTACCAGCCCAAGTTTCTTGGATATCATTAATTATCTTAAGTAAACCTGAACCGAGTTTTAAGATAGGGCTAAATACCTGAGCTAAGGTAGAACCTGAAGTTACTATAAAGTTCTCCCAGTTTGATTTAAACTGTTCGATAATACCTGCAGGAGTTTGTAATCTTTCTTGGGTTAAACCTTCTACTGTACCTTTTGCCGAGTTTACCTTATCCATAAGTTCGGTAAGCTTATTAGTACCTGACCAATAGTCCTGGAGTAAAGCAGATGCAGCTCTGGTACCTCGAACTCCGAAGATATTAAACAAAGCAGAAGATATATCTATACCTCTTCTACCTCTAAGTTTATCTCCCAGCATGGTTATAATCTTATCTAACCTTAAAAGGTTTCCTTGGGAATCCACTAGAGAAGCCGGGTCTATACCTAAAGATTTTAGCATAGTACTACCTGCTTTTTTCTGCCCGGTTACGGAAAGTGTTAAATAGCGCATCATATTTGCCAATGCAGTACCTGCAGATGAAGCTTGGATACCCTGATTACCGAGTACTCCAATTGCTGCAGCTGCATCACCCATACTGATTTTGGCATTTCTAAATTCGGCTCCTGAATATTGGAAAGATTGTGCAAGGTCGGTTAATGATATATTTGCAGAAGTTACTGCAGTTGCCAATTGGTCTACTACCTGAGTAGCATTTTGAGAAGGTATATTGAAGGTCTGCATGATGTTAGTCATCAAGTCAGCAACTCCACCTTTCTCTCCAAGAGGCATACTAAAGATAGAAGCCAGTTTAGCTGCAGAGCCAATCATTTTTTCGATTTGCTCTACATTGTTACCGGCCATTGCCAAGTACCTTTCTCCTGATGCAATATCTTTTGCTGTAAGGGGTGTTACCTCGTTGACCTCCTTAGCAACCTGCATTAGCCTTGCCTGTTGAGCAGCATTTGCTCCAGACATCCTAGAAGCTAAGAATACTTGGTCGTATACTCCTGCAGAATATTGGTAGGCTTTAGCCATACCACCAACCAATTCTTTTCCAAAATCAAAAGCATTAGCAGCAGACATTTGAATACCTCTATTCCAGGTATTCATATCATTCATCATTGTTCTGAATGAATTAGATATCCTGCCTGCTTCATTGGAGAATCGGTCTTTTAATACCATTGCAACACCGACCTCAACTAAGCTTCTACTGTTTATCATTTATTTTTAATCTTTTTTAGGTTATCATAATATTCATCGGCTAAGTCTTTAAATCTTTTTCTTTCTCGATACGGAAGACGCAAAAAGCTGAGATAATCAAGGACTATCTCAGCTCTACATATATAAGTGAATGTACCCGGGTGGTCTACGCTTCCGTCAGGTAGAAAAAAGATGATGATAGCATAACTGGGTATTCAGCCTTTTCTCCAGTAGTAGGATTTTCTACTTCTGTATTACCGCTGAATACTGGGTCATAGGCAAATACTGCCTTACGAATTTCAGCCATATCCCTTACTGAAAAGAGAGAGAAGTTTTCTACCTTTTCCCATTTGTTATCTACCAGTAATCTTAGGTTTCTTGCCATCAAGCCAGCACTCTTTGTTTGTTTTTCTATAGGTAACATAACCAACCAACGTTCTCCTGCACCGGCCATCAAGTCAAACATAACTTGTTTACCAGAAGATAATACTACTTCGTAATCTACGAGTTTCTTCTGCTCCGGATAATAAGGAATAGCATTAGGTTTTTCATCCATTTCTTTTTCGGTAGGTAATGTTCCGTAATCTTCAAATACCATTTCCCGAAGTGATTGACCATAAGTTACTGGCCCACCATTCTGGCCCCAATTATATTCAAATTCTACTTCTTCACCAAGTGAGAAGATTCTTGACATGAAGATAATGTGATACCGATCATTCAAAGGGATACGGTCTGCATCCTCTACCGTAAGTCTTCGGTTAGGAGTGAAGTCTGTATCTACTACGATTGCCTGAATAAACTTGGTAAGGTTCATAAGATTCTTAGAATCCATGGGATTTGATAAGATATCCTCATCGGCTCCATTCTGTTCACGGATTGAATACTTAAATCCTGACGGTGCTGTAAATTCACAAGTTCTAAATTCCATATTTATTTATTTTAATTGGTTACTTAAATCCATAGTATCTGATATAACAACAAGAAAGGGGTGAGCCCTTTCTAGGAATCCCACCCCTCCACCTAAAAATCTTAGTTGAAAATAGACTAAGCTTTTAATACTTATCGGCAGTACCTACTGAGAATTCGATACTTTCGATTGTGTTTTCTGAAGCCATTCGGTCCAGGTCTAAACCCGTAATCTTACATGGCCATACCTCTTCGAAGAGGTGGGTGTTAAGTACGGAAACTCCATCTTCGGCAAGTTCATTTACGATTATATTTTCCCAGTATTGGCTTGGTACCAAACCACCACCTACAATCATATCCTGGCATGAATAGAGCCAGTCATGAAGCCATGTATCTGAACCCGCAGTAGTTAATAACTTTCCTACTACTAAGTTACCTACTGTAACTCTACCGGCAGTTTTAACGTCCCGGTTAACGTCTCCATGAGCAACCTGGTCAATCTCGATATCTGGCAAAGTACAAGTTTGGAACAGATAAGTATTGATAGGGTGCTTAGGGAAAGTGATACTCCAAAGGAATTTCTTTCTCGGATTTTTTACTTTTGCTCCCATGTCTTTTAGTTTTATTCGTTTTCAACAATTGATACCGACTTAGAAGCTTGGTCAATAATGATTGACATTGTAACTTCTTGCATTGGTACGATATCTTTATATTTCAGGATAGCTTTATACTTACCCTGACGAACATCTTGTTCGTTGTTCACTGAGAGTTCACTGTATGAGTTAGCATCTTGGTCACCCATCCAGGTATATTCTGACATAGCATCGCCATCTACGCAGGCATCAAGAAGAGGTTTAACCTCAAGCCAAATCTTATTCCAAGTGTTCCAGATATTGGGTTCTTCCAAATATCTTTCTAGAATTGGTCTAAGATTCTTTTTGAGATACAGATTCAATCTTACAATAGCCAGAAATCTTTCTGAATCTTGTTTTACCTGAGATGAGAAGCAATGCCATAACAAAGTTCTCTTACCTTGGTTAGGTACATCCTTTACGCAAATGATATTTACGTAGTTCTGAGCCAACTCATTGAGTTCGTTAGTTCTTGAAGGAGAACCATAATTCGGACATACGGGACCATTACCATCGTAGATAATACCTCGGTTCATTCCGGCAAAGGATTTCCATACACCGAATTGAGTTGCAGAAGCATCACCCAAACCAAATATAGTTCCCAGTACATCTGAATCTACCAAGTTACCGTCTTCGTTGTAGTATTTAATACCACCACCGAAGTAGGCTACATACTTAGAGTTACCTACAGTACCAATGCAAGTCTGTACCCAAGTGTTGATACCTTTCAAATCTCTTGGCTGGTCGCCTTGAGTATAATGAGTAGTATACTTGGGTACTTCGATATAATAGGTATACTCCTGCAATTCCTTAATCATATCTACTGCAGCCTTGTGTACCTTAAGTATATCAGAATCTGTAGTAAGGTGTTGATTAATATGAGAGCAAGCGAATTGGTATACATCTACATAATCCTTTACAAACTCAAGAGAAGCAATCCATTCATCTGCAGTAGGAGTAGTACCTGCATTACCTATAGTACCGTTAAGAGTAACCGCATCAGCAGTAATTGCTGCATTGTTAAGTTTGATATCGATTGGGTTCTTTGTTCCATCGACATCATCCGTTAACCATTTAATGAGGTTATTCCAAGATTTGATACCTTCTACTGTATCGGTCATAACCGGTACAAGGTATTCTGAATTCTTTGCAAAAGCACTTAGAGCAAGGTAGTCTACTGAAGTGTTGTTTACAGTATCTGCTGTTTTGTAGGTAATGATAGGGCCTTGTTCTAATACCTGACCATTAGCACTTACTACTTGATAGTAGATTGTGTTAGCTTGTTTGTAAACTTTTACATTGAAGGTTTCAGCACTACCTATTGGGTCTCCATAACCCTTAGTTACCAATCCGAATCCTACTGTAGTAGAACCAGAAGTAAACTTAAAGAGAGATTTAGGACTTGCTTCTTCAGAAGTAGATTCAGTAACAGAAGAACCATCTTCAGAAGCTCTTACTGCTCTAGCACCTCTTGCTGTAGCTACAGATATAACTCCCTTGGTTGCTCCCTTACCCAATACTCTAATAACACGAAGCTTAGAACCACCCATAAAAGCCTTCTCAATATTTGATACAGAACCATCTGGTACTATCTCAGAACCAAAGAGTCTTTGGAAATGTGAGAAAGAAGTGATGATTTCTGAAGGGTCATCATAAGGACCTTTCGTGGTTCTAGCCAATACACATGAAACTCCTAACATAGGGGTAGTCTGTTGAACATTTCTGTTCTCAAACTCAAACTTAACTGAAGGTGAATTTGGCATATTATACTTAATTTAAAAGTTAGTTACTTATTTAATTAATACCCTGAAGTATTGTCCTTATTCACTTGGAGTTGAAGTAAATCGTTTTCCTGCTTTTCTACTGTACCCAAGAGTACTGAGATATCTGTGATAGGAACTAATTCACCTTCTCCTGCAAGTTTTTCTGGCAAGATACCATCTTTACATATGTACTGATATACCTTTTCGAGTAGGCCATGATTTTCGTCTGGGTGGTCATAGTAATTACCTATCTCTATATAAAGGTTTCCAGTAGGAGCAACCTTACCATCTTCCCATTCTTCCAGGTCATTATAGTAAGGTCTTACATATCCTCTTGATGGCAAAGCTTCATACATGATACTATGAAGTAATCTCATATCTTGTTGAGTATTTGCCACAAGATGTATATCCAGAGTTATGTCTTTAGTCTCATAAGGAAATTCTGAAGCTTGGTAGTTACCATTCTCTAGTTTATCTCCTATGATATATTTGTTCACACCAATATCACCATTATAGAACCCTTGCAATTCTATGGTGATTCTGGGACAAGTCTTTGCACCTTTTACCTGATTATTACCTACTCCAAAGATAGGTATGAATTTCTTTAAGGCTTCTGAATCCTCCTTAAATCTTTTCTCATTCTCTAAGGATAGTGGTAGGTAGTCATCAGGATTTAATGTAAGCTTTCTTTTTAAGGCTGTCGTTAGTAGACAGATATAAAAAGTCCTTTCTACTATTTCTTCTGTATTTACCATAATTTTACATTATTTGAGCAGCTAACAAAAGAGTGAATCCATGAGTACCACCATCAGTAAATACACACTCGAAGTTAACAGAAGTTCCACCTATCATCACTCCTGCAGTTTTTCTAGCATGTACAGTTGCTGAAAAAGTAGTTTGTGGTATATTTGATATATTACCATAATTAGTAATCCAATATGTTACAGTTACATTAGAATTAAATAACTTAACATCCTGTGATTGACCAACTGCTGGTATTTTAAAAGCCATAACCTCTTCTGATACCTTTTTACCTTCTATTAGTTTATCTCTATATCCAGTAATCGTAAATCCTACCGAAGTTTCATATACATTAGCATTCTGGTCTTTGGGTACGAATAAATTTACAATTGGTGGTTCTAACCTATAATTATAGGAAACCGTACCTGCTGCCTGAATAACCTGAATGGTTTTATTATTACTACTTCCACTTTGTTTGATAGTTAGAGTTCCGGTGATAGCTTGTTCAGTATGATTCTTAGAAGTTATATTTACCTCTAGAGTCTTTTCTGCTGCATCAGTAAATCTAATACCAGCAGTAAATGGAGGTTCCTCTAGGAATTCAGCCGTAACCTCTACATTTTCCCATTCTCCTTGAGGAGTACCATTTATCATTTCCCTACGACGGGATGTAACAACCAAAGTATCAGTCCCACCTTTACCCAGAATATTAAGTGTATCCTTATCTACCTCCAATTGGTATTCGTAATTAAGGCTACCTTTCTTCTGAATGAGGTTAACCGTTTTAGTAACTCCATTGACATCTACAATCAATGAAGCTCGCTTATCTGATTCAGTATCATTCAACTTTAATGGGTGTACCATTACAAGTGTAGGACCCTTACCAGATGTTTTATCTGCTTCAAAATCTGCCATTATTTTGTATATTTTCTGAGTTCTTTTCTTACTTCATTACGTATAGACTTCTGTAAAGCATCAGCTCCACCTGCAGCTTTATAAGCAGGTCTCCATAATTCACGAGGTGGTAAGTTACCATCTCTACTACCATACTCTAACATAATGGCAATCTGATTAAGAGTTTTACGAGAAGTCTTTCCAAAGTAGGTTGTCTTTTTCAATCCAGGAGGTAGACCAACAAAGGTTCTGTCTTTTCGGTTCACTATAGTAACTGACCTTGCATATTGACCAGTAAGGTTTAATAGGGTATGAGCACCATACTTCTTAAGAGTAGCAGCCGAATGAGGTGGCCAAGATACTCCGGAACCTGGAGGAGGAACTCCTGTATTTAAGCTCCTCTTAACAATACGAAGAAGTTGATTACCGAACTTCCTTGAACCCAAATCATAACCTCTTTGCATAATTTGGGGAGTTCTAGTAATCAACTTTTCTGCTTGCATTTGTTTCCTTGGGTCTACATAAATCTGAACACTTCCTATCGGGAGTGATATATTTATGTTAACCTTTTTTGCCATCTTTCTTTTCTTTGTTGTTTAATCCCAACTCTTGGGCAATTTGCAAGAGAAGATTCTCCTGGGTTGATAGCCGAGTGTTTATCTCTATCTTAAATGTTTCAAGTTCTTCGGATTTGTAAGCCTGAGCTGGAGCTTGGGAGGCAATCATACCTTCAATTGTCTTAAAGATATTATCGCATTCAGTTACGATAGTTTCATACTTATCCCGGTTATTAAGAACATTCAAGGCATTGGTTCTTTGAACATTTACCTCATTAACAATGTTCTTAAGGTCGGTAGTATAGTATACACCATTATGAATACCTTCCGTAGTTTGAACAGGTAAGAAGATTGTAAGTGAGGATACTGAATCCTGGATTACCACTTCTATACTTGAAACAAAGTTGCCATCATTGCCTGAAGACATAGGTTTAATTTCACCAACTCTGATTACTGTAGCTTTGTCAAAGATTGGATACATAGAACGTCTGTCTCTTTCTAAGGTATACAATGTATCACCTTTTTGTAGTTTCGAAAAAATCAATTCTTCCATAATTACCTCCTATTTATTAAATTTAAACCGAATGATACTGCACCTGGATTCTTCTGCATGAAGTCTACCAAGTTTAAGAATTGATAGTATCCGAACTGGTCTACAAGGGCTTGGGCTTTGTTTGCTACTTCTTTAGCAATCTCTTCGTTGGGAGCAGGTAAAGCTATCTGTATCTGATATTCGGTTAGTTTTTCTTTTTCCATCTCTCTAAGTTTTTAGGTGTTAAAACGAAGAAAGGAGTACACCCCATAAGATGCACTCCTTTCTTTTAAATTTCCAGCCCTAATTAAGCCGGAGTTGTGGTTGTTGTTTTAAGAGCGGCAACTACAGACTGGATAATGTTCTGGTCTCTCTGAGCATCTACTACTCGGTTAAGACGAGCAATTTCCTGGTCTTTAGCGGTGTTTTCGATGAGGCACTTGATTTCCTGTTGGCCATTCTTGATGTCGCAGCAGCAACGTTCCAATTGAAGAGCCAATTCAGATTTTACTTCTTTAATCAGGCCTTTAGTTTCGCAGCAGCATTGCTGTTGTTCAAAGCTCATGTTGCAAAGACGGTCCATAACACGGTTGAATCCTGCTCCCATTTGGTCACGAGAATCCCGGATATCAGAATTAGTTTTGTAACCAAGGTCGCAAAGTCCTCTTTCCGTAGTGAAACGGTTGTTGAGAACTTCTCTTCCAACACCGGCAACATCTTTTGCTACACCATTGACTTCTTGAGTAACTCCACGAGCTGCATCAGAGATATCTTTGTAGATACCTGCCTTTGCTTCTTGAACTGTAGATTCTACTTTCTGAATGTCAGCTTTAGTGTCATTGATTTTGTCCCATACGGAAACTGCAGCAGCACCAAAGCCACCACCTACCAATGCTCCACCAACGGCACCCCAACCAGAGCCCCAGCCTGAGTTTCTATTACAACTATCATTACAACAACGGTCTCTGTCGGCTACCACTACAGTACCTTCTCCTGATTTTAATTCCATAACGTTTTAATGTTAAACATAAGTTAATTAATTTTGTATATAGGCCTATACGTATATAAATACCGCAGTATTGTTTTATTTATATCAAGTAAAATATCTATGATATACATTACAATTAATGATTGGTAACTTAGTCGGATCTTTAGGAGTTAAAGTTAACATACCAATTATGGTTCCTATAGGAAAAACAGTAGTATTCTTTTTTATTATATCTAAACGAATACCATTATCATTATCCCCATCACTTGATAACATACTGATATTTACTGTAAAACCAGCAGGAACACCAGCAGAAGAATATAATTCCCAGTAATATTCGTAATCAGTAGTTTGATTTGGGTCATTACTAATGGTTACAGGCCTACCGCTTTTACTAAACTTTAAGTTACTTAATTCTACTTGTTGAGTATAAGTACTACTATCTGTACCACTCACTGATATATTGGTTTCAATTGTGATAGCATCTTGAGCTAATGTACCGAGCCCATAATAATTACCTGACCGTATATCAGTATTACCAACCCAATTTTCATCTTTTACGGTATTTAATCTAATTGTTCTAGGCCCGTTATTATTTACTCTCCCTCCCAAGTATCCTTCATCTCTAGGGTCTTGGCTAACATAAGCATATAAGGCTTGATTACCATTGCCAGGTTGTTCAAATCTTACAGATTGACTTCTAGCTGATTCTCCATCGTTATCGGTTAATGCTCTAATGGCATAGTTATAGGAATTATCTGAATTCTGACCATTATCAATTACTTGTAACCAATCTTCTGAAGGTGGTATTAAAGTAGGTTTGAGATATTTCTTAGCAAATTCTACATTATTCCTTTGTAAACTTGCATAAGAAATAATATCTCTGCTAGCAACAGAATCACTATTCGTTATATCACCACTCAGAATTATATTAGTATTAGTATTACCAGCTCCTTTCCAACCGAATATAAAAATCCTCTGATAGGGTACTGGATTTACCAATAAGGTAATGGTAGGTACTGTTCCTACCTCTTTACCGTTAATTACAACTTTAGGATTATATAAAGTTATGGTATGAGTACGTGGATATTCTGATAAGTTCTGTACAGAATTACTAATACCTATAAAGGCATTTTCAGAATCCGATTGTAGAGTAGCAGATACCTGACCACTTGGTGAAGCTATTGCCGAGTTATTTTCAGCTATGGTTCTAGAATCCCAAGAAGTAGGAGTACCTTCTACTCCATTGATAGAAGTATATTCTAGTATGTGTAAATACATTCTTACAGAATTTTCCATACCAGTAGTACCCTTTAATTCAACTTTAGTTACATTCTCTTCTACTGTACCATTACTATAGTTTGCAGTCCAAGATATTTCATACCTTGTAGAGATTGTTGCAGCATCTTGAGTAAATGCCCAAGCATTCTCTACTTCGGCAGCACCATTATAAAACATTACACTACCAGACCGAGTTTGATTAGTAGTATTTTCTTTTACAGAAACCCCAAAATCATATTCGTAATTGGTAGGATTACCACCAATTAAATCTACAGAAGCCCAATCGGTAACGGTAGAATCCAAATCGAAATCAGGTTGAACAGCAACTTTACTCGTTACTTTACCATTGATTAGGGTTTCTCTGTAAGATTGAAGTGTAACAGTAACAGCTTGTTCCAATGCAGAAAAATCTCCAGAAGGTATTGGTTCTACATAATCAATGAAATCCCTGGTAGTTACCGTAGCTGCCTGTTGTTCAACGGTCAAGGTTATCGATGTATCTCCACTACCCGTTTGGAATATGGTAATATCTGCACTTCTTTTACTAGTTGTTGTATTCTCATCTACACTTACGATAAGGGTATTACCATTCTCTTCTACATGAATCCAACTTGGAGAACCTGGTATAGAAGTAGTCCAAGTAGTATCTTCACTCTGACTAGTAACTGAACCATTGATAATCTTATATCTTTTACTACTTATGGCAAAGGAATAAGTACCATTAGGATTAGCCGGTACTTGTTGATTTAAATCTTGTGTACCATTATTTACTTTTAACTCATAAGACCAAGCAACACTTGCAGCTGCCTGTTTTACACCAAGACTTAAAGTCTTACTACCATAAGCCAAGTTTAAACTACCACTAAGTTGAGATTCAGAAGTATTTGCTGGCATGGTAGCGCTTATACGATATCCTACATTAAGTTCGTAAGTTACATTGGTGCTAGTTACAAAACTAGGTTTAATTTTTACAGTAGGAGTATCATCATGCCAAACTGTATCTTTACCATTTATTACATCCCAATATCCAGACCTTACCAAAGCCTTGATAGTCCCTCCAGTATTTGATGCAGTAGGAAAACTTTCTTTGATAACCAATTCTTCTCGAATAGCCACAGTACCTGCAGCCTGATTACAAGTAATGGTTAGGGTTTTACCTGAACCCACTTGCTCATATACTACTGTACCAGTTCTAGTTTGAGTTGTAGTATTCTCTTTCATTGTAATAGCAACAGCAGCAGTAGCCCTTTGTATCTCGGCAGACATAGATTTAACTTTAATGTTAACTCCTTCATGTGAACCTTCTACCAATGAACCATTGATATATTTTTCTCGATAGCTACTTATGGTACCGGATTTGGTTGCACCTAAGGCATCAAAGTTTAACGTTGGAGTAGAAGTAGTTAAATAATACCTCCATTCTACTAAGTATGCACTTTGAGTTACCGTAACTTCCTTATATACACTACCCATAGTTGCCCTTACTACTACGCTTCTTTGATTAGAAGTAGTATTCTCGGCTACTGTTAAAGTAGTACCAGATAAACTGAATCCGGTTACTGCAGTAGGTATACTTAGGGTAGGAGTACCTGTAGCATCCGATGCTGCATTAGTTGCACCTGAAGACCAATGATTAGTTCTTGGTGCCCTTGCACTTGCAGAGATTTGTGATGTACCACCTTGTTCGGTAAAGGTACTGGGATTCGCAGAAATGGAAACTTCCCATGCACCTTGAGTTGTACTTTCAATTTGGTTAGCAGCCTGATATACTTGATAAGTCTTTTTTGAATAAGACGTTCTATTATCTGAGTCTTTAGGTACTAATTGATTAGTAGTTTTATTAAAACTTACCAAAACCTTAACTTCAGCTACTTTAGTTCTATTAGCTTGAGTAGTACCTAAACTAGGTTTATTAGTTACTCCATCAGTCGCAAAATCATAATAAGAAGGACCTGAAACTTCATAGTTTCCTCCATTAGTAACATCTCCATTCCATCCCCAGGTTTGAGAAATAGTTAATACTGGTCTATTCCATGCTCCACCCGAAGCAGGGATATCTAAATTCTCCCAATCGGGTTCAGTAATTACTACGTTATTATTATAACTTTTTACACCTGCTGCCTGATTATAAGTAATGGTTACCTTCTTACCTGATTCAGCTTGAATATAATCTACAGTACGACTCCGAGAAGATTCGGATTTATTCTCATCGGCTTGCCAACCACTACCCTGAACATTATGTTCCCAATCCTCTTCAGATTGTCTAGTGTATCCTACAGATACTGGACTACCATATAATTGACCATTAATGTATCCTTGCTTAGTAGAAGTAATACCTATTGAATTTGGAGTACTAGCTCCACCTGCTGCAGGAAAGTTTAATACAGTATTACCTGCAGTAAATGTATATTCCCAAGTTTCAACTCCAGCAGCCTGAAATAAACTTACTGATATCTGTTTACCAGACTCAGATTGGGTATATACTACGGTAGCACTACGAGATTCGTTTGTGGTATTTTCAGAAGCTACTAGTGGGCCTTGACCAATAATCCAAGAGGGCCAATTAGGTTCAGAGTAATTTACATTTTGAACTTCAGAAGTTGCAGAACCATCTAAATACTTAGTTTTTGTAGAAGTTACATAAATACCTACTTGAGTAGATGTACCTCCTTCTTTTGGAAAACTAAGAGTTGTATTCTGAGCTGTAAAAGTATACTTATAAGTTACCTTATGTATATCATTGAGCTGTACGGTTTCATTATTACCATAGGAACTAGCATTGGAGATTTCCAAGCCTATATAAGATTCTCCCGTTCCTGTAGGAGAGAGTGCTAACAATTCAGCCTTGGTAGGGCATTCATTTGAATCCTTACCAAGGCCTACTTTAGTTTTGACAGCACTCCAAGTTGCTATCTCTCCCATATTAATCCAAGTTTGTGAATAAAAGTTTCTTTTCCAATTCTTCGATTCTTGCCTTCAGAAGTTTGATACCTTCGATTGCCAGAACCGACATCTTAGAATAATCTACCTCTTTAACCATTACATAGGTTTCTCCATCCTTTTCGATTGTTTCGAAGGCTTCGGGATTAGGTACAGTTTCAGGTTTAACCGTATTCTCAGAAACTAATTCTGGGAAATGTTTTTCGATTGCCTGAGCAATAGTACCTATATCATGACTACCTCGAATTATGAATGAATCGGTAGGTATAGAGCAAATCTCATCAAGAGTATGTTCCAAAGGTTTGATGAATGATTTAAGTCTTTCATCTGATTCCTTCCATAACCCAGAAGGAGCAGATACCTTCTTGAAGATAATTTCAGAAGTAATACCCATTCCCAGTTGGTCTCTGGTTACCTGGTGAGGATTTGATTTATCCTGTAAGTGAGTAGTTAAGTTTGTTTGAGCAAGAGTACCTGCAGCCTTAGCTTCTGCAATGGCAGTTGCCTGAGCAGTAGATACGGGTTTATCTGCATCTGATGTATTGTTAACATTACCCAATCCTACTTGAGCTTTAGTTACTTTATGTGGATTAGCTTTATTACCAATATGAGAGTCTACTTTAGCATTTACGTTGGTATCTGCTTGAGCTCTGGTTGCAGCCTCATCGGAGATTAACTTCTCTACTCTGGTAATCTCACCTTTTCTATCCTGGACTTCTTTAGCCAAGTTATCATCAGTAGCCTGGATTCTTCCTTCTAGACTATCTACAATAAAAGTCATTGCGTCTTCTAGCTCTTTGAAATTAGCTGTATCGGCTGCCTTTCTATCAGATATCTCTTTATTGATAGCCGTAGTTAATTCAGCTTTAGCCGTTGCAATAGCCTCATTTCTATCTACTACTTCCTGAGCTATATCATTGGCAATCTCTCCTTGAACAGCATTGATGGCAGCTTCCCTTGCAGCAGTTTCTGCGGCAATTTGATTAGGTAAAGTAGTGTCAAGTTTAACCTTATCTGCAGCAGTCATCATACCGGCTTTGGTAGAATTAGCAGCAGGGATATCTAATCCTTGAATACCTGTACCATCGGACTTTTCATAATTGATTGTAGCTTTAGAAGTATCCGTAACAATATTGGTTAATCGTATAGGATTAAAAGCTTTAAGAGCATTAAGATTATCCGTAGTGGTTTTACCTTTTGCTCCATCATAGGCAGTACCGGTAATCTCTCCAATTACTACTCCACCAGAAACAATCAGAGACCAAGTAGTACCAGTCCATCTAAATTGATAACCAGGTTCTCCAGTAGTTACATTCTGATAAATCTTTCCTGCCTCTCCAGTTATTGGTGTATTATGGTCAGCATCTGAAAAGAGAGCTATATTAGAAAGATCTCTAGTAGGAGACTTATCGTAGGTTGCATATACATCAATTACATCATCTACATATGAAGGTAATTGTTCAGCAGGTACTTTACCATTTTCATCCAGAGAAGCTAATCCACTAGCTTGTGCCTTAGTTGCAATAAAAGCATCTAGGGCATCTTGAACTCCTTGTATATCCTCGGTTAATTCAGTTTTCAGGGCAGCATCTGCTTCTGTTCTTGCAGTTACCTCAGTATCAATTCGAGTACCCAATGCAGTATCAGCAGCAGTTCTATCCTGAACTTCCTTATTGATAGCCGTAGTTAACTTCGTATCTAAGGCAGTATCAGCATCTTTTCGATTTTGAACTTCTGTAGATATTGAAGCCTCTAAAGCCGTCTTAGTAGTTTGGATTAATTCCTTGAGTTCAGTTTCAAGGTCTCCTGTACCTGAACCAAGACCATCAATCAAAGCCTTCAAAGCTTTACCCTGTTCTGCACTTAATGGTACCTTAGTTCCACCCGCAGTTAGGTTATTTACTACATCTCCTTCAATAAGAAGTTTACCAGCTCTTACAGTAGAGATAGACCAAGCACCTTGAGCAGTTCTCTTGAACTCTCTGTAGGATTCCATACCAGCCAATTCATACATAAATCTCAAAGTAATGGCACCAGTAGTAGGACCACTAAGCTGTAAACTCAATCTGAATTGTTGATAGAAATTATTGCCGGTATCTACCAATATATAAGGCCGGTGTGTAGTGTTATTTGCAATCTCGTTAAGCAATTCATCGGTAAATACTGCTGCAATCTCTTCTGAGGTTGCCGAAGCAGATATATTGAATGCTGCCGCCGGGATAATAATTGGTTCTAACTGAGCATCAAGTTTTTTCAAAGAATCTACTACATCTACTGAACCGCCCATATAATTCGTATCAGTAAGAGCTGGCATTCCCAAATCATTGGTAAGACCTACTGCAGCTTTTACCTTATTGAATTTAGAATCAGCATCTGCCTTATCTACTTCGATACGTTTTTGTACTTTACCAAAGGCAACCGAAGTAGTATCTGTTGCTTTTACGTCCAAATCTGTAGGAGTAGTACCTGCATTCTTTTCATAGCCATCCAACTTAATGTCTGTACCATTCAATACCGGATTTGAATCCAATCTGTGAGTATTGATAGTATGAGCATTGGTAGCATCTATGTTATCCTGCAAAGTCTTATCAGCTGCCTTTCTTTCAGTTTCTTCAGTATCAATATTTTCCTGAAGAGTTGTGTCTGCAGCTTCCCTTGCATCCTCTTCATTATCAATACGAGTACCCAATGCCGTATCTGCATTAACTCGGTCAGTAGTTTCCTTGTCGATACGGGCATTTAGCCTAGAATCTTCTGCCTCTCTTGCCCGAGCTTCTTTGTCGATATTTCCCTGGAGAGTAGTATCAGCTGCCTTTCTTTCTGAAGTTTCCGTATCGATACGAACTCCTAGTGCAGTATCAGCAGCAACTCTTGCAGCTTCTTCGGCATCCAGATTATCCTGGAGTTTTTTATCTGCAGCTTTACGTTCTTCGGTTTCAGTAGTAAGAGCCTGATTAGTTTCTGTAATCAAACCTTCTACTCGAGTAATCTCGGCCTTACGTGCAGCTACCTCGGTTTCAAGCAAAGCTTTAACTTCCAAGTAAGAACCTGAAATGCTATTCTGAATACCTTGGATTAATTCCAAGTTTCTCTGGATATTTGCCGAGTTCTGATTGATAAGAGCATCCTGGTTATTTGCTCTTGCCAAGAGTTCAGTACGAGTTTCAGTAACATAGGTTCTTAAACCCTCTACTATCTTGGTAAGATTAGTACCTAAAGTTGTAAGCTTAGTATCCAAAGCTGCATCACCATCAATACGGTTTTGAGTTTCAGTTTCAAGCTTAGTAGTTAACTCAGTAAGTTTCTGAGTCATGGTAGTTGCAAAGTTAGGGTCATCACCCAAAGCCTTAGCAATTTCCTCTAAGGTATCCAATACACCAGGAGCAGAGCCAATGATTTTCTGGATTGCAGCTTCTACTTCTTCAGCAGTCTGGAATCCTGAGTCATTCAGTAACTCGGATACCTTGGTAATATAGTTAGCATGTTCTGCTACACCATTCAATTTTACCAAGAGGAGGTCTGTAAAGTCATTTGAAGAAAGTACTTTACCATCTACCTTATCTACCTTCTTAGATTCCAATCCCTGAATAGCAGTAGTACGGTCAGAAACTTCCTGGGCTAAGGCATTATTAATAAGGGTATCTGCATTCTTACGGTCAACTACCTCTTTATCAATATTTACCTGGAGAGCAGCATCACCTGCAATGCGAGCATTAGCCTCATCAGAGATATCCTTAGTTAAGGCATTTACCTCGTCTTTGTGATTAGCGATAGCCGTATTCAAGTTTGCCTGGATTGCATCCTCTTTAGCAATAGCTCTTTCCTTTTCTACGTTGATAGCTGCGGTGTTAGCATCTACCTTGGTTTTGAGTTCATCTACCTTTTCAGTAGATTCTGTCTTCAAGGAATCAATCTTATTTTCTAATAAAAGGTCGGCATCACCTCTGTTATCTATCTCTTCATTAATCTTATTAGTAAGGATACCTAATTGCCCACCAACTTCAGCCGTTAAAGTTTGAATCTTACCGTCTATAGCAGTTTCCAATGCAGCATCTGCCGACTTACGGTCTCCAACTTCTTTATCAAGGTTTACTTGAAGGATTTGGTCTGCTGCCTTTCTTTCAGCCTGTTCGGTTCCCAAGGCAATATTCGTGGTATCAATACGAGAACTGAGGTTACTGTCACCGTTAGTACGGTCTACAATTTCCTCATTAATCATATCCTTAACCTCTTTGTAGTTATCACCTACAGTTTTGGTTACAGCAGTGATTGCTTCTGAGTTTTTTTGAATGTTAGCTGCATTGGTAGCAATTGCTGTAGTATTAGCATTTACCTGAGCAGTAAGTTCATTCTTAACCGTATTGATAGCATCCTGAATAGATAAAGCCAAATCGGATACTCTTTGATTAAGAGTAGTGATGTTTTCAGTATGTGTTGCATCTGCAGCTTTTCTATCATTAGCTTCCTTATCAATGTTAGATTGCAAGGTTGTATCGGCATCTTTACGGTCTTGGATTTCTTTAGCCAAGCTATCCTTAACTACATTCAATGCAGTATCACCGATAGAAGTCTGAGCATCTACATACTCTTTAAGTTCGGTCTTAAGAGCAGCATCGGCTTCTTTACGTTCAGCTATCTCAGTATCGATATTTCCTTGGAGAGCAGTATCTGCAGCAGTTCTGTCTTCGATTTCTTGATTTACCTTCTCTGTGATTGCTGCCAACTTCTTAGTGATAGTTGTAGCGAAATTAGGGTCATCCCCCAGGGCTTTGGCAATCTCTTCCAGAGTGTCAAGTACTTCAGGTGCAGAACCGATAATCTTTTCGATTGCAGCCTCTACATCGGCTTCCGTTTGATACCCAGCATCATTTACTAATTGTGATACTTGAGTAATATAATTTGCATGCTCTTCGATACCGTTCAATTTCTGAAGTAAGATATCGGTAAGGTCATTCTTAGACAAGGCATAACCTTCTCTCTTATCCACCTTACTTTCTTTAAGGGAATTGTCTCCTGCAATACGTGCTTCCTTTTCTGCTTCTACAGCAGCAAGTACTTCGGCTTTGTCAGCAACTCCCTTATCCGATAGAGCAGTAATCTTCTGGTCAAGGATTTGGTCCTGAGCAGTACGGGTTGCTGCTTCTGAATCAATCTGACCTTTCAGAACTTGGTCTCCAGATTCTCTTGCCTGAGCTTCCTTATCAATATTAGTTTGAAGAGTATTATCGGCATTAGTTCTGTCGGCAACTTCCCTAGTCAAACCGTTCTGCAATGTTTCATCTGCAGCTTTACGATTGGTAACCTCTTCAGCAAGTTTACTTTCAAGAGCAGCATCTCCGGATTGACGAGTAGATATTTCCTCAATTAAGCTTTGACGGATTCTTGCATCCTGGTTTTCTCTTAATTGGGCCTCTTCGGCAATCTTCTGAGCAAGTTCTGCTTTATCTTGAATGTGGAGAGTGGTCATCTGGTGCATATCTTCCACCAGTTTATCATCCCCTGCTTTACGAGCTTCTGCTTCTTTATCTACTAGGTCTTTAGCATAAGCCTTAGCATCTGCCAATGAACCAGTAGTTTCATTACGCAAGTCGGCAATGTCAGCAGTATTCTTATCAACCTTAACTTCCAGCTTATCGATTTTGTCTACCAAAGCAATACGGATATTATCAATCTTTTCATTGAGTAAATCCACAGCTTTAAGTAAAGCATTGTTTACTGCTGTAATTTGAGAACCGAGTTCGGCTTCTTTTTCTTTTGCCCGATTAACCTCAGCAGTCAAATCATTACGAAGGTCGGTAAGTTTATTTGTGATATTGGTTGCAAAGTTGGGGTCATTTCCTAATGCTTCTGCCAACTCTTTAAGAGTATCTAGAGCATCACCAGCACCGTCAACCAAATCATCAATCGTTTTCTTAACTTCTTCTTCAGTTTGAAACTTAGAGTCGTTTTCTAACTGAGAAACTTTTGTGATGTAATTGGCTTTCTCTTCGATTCCATCCAACTTTCTTTTCAGTTCGTCGGTAAAATCGTTTTTCGATAAGTCATATCCCTCTCTCTTATCAACCTTGTTCTTAATAGAGAGAATGAAGGCCCAGAATTCATTGAGAGTTCCAGCAAAACCAGCAGTCACTAAGTCATCATAGTAACCTTGTAACAACCGCTGGTCAATTTCCTCGCAGGTGTAATATTTACTTACGTACATATAGGTTTATATATTTAAGGGTTAATTAATCATTTGTTTACCCAAGAACAGTTCAGTATCACTACCTCTGAATGGTTCTCCTTCTGAACCACAGAAAGCATTCATGGGTATTCCTGGATTATCAGGGTCTACATCTCCGCCATCCTCAACATCACCTCTGATTATTGCATAATCTGGTAATCTATTGACTCTGAACTTCATAGTTTGCCCAATACCTGGATGAGGTATTATCTTATCCCAAAGGTCTCCGAAATAATCTTGAAAGCAAGAAACGTATTTATCACCAGTCATGGATTGCATGGCTGTAATATCATTTCCTTGCCCTTTCATTTCAACATGTATTCCGCATATACCATGTAGGATTACCGTATTACTATCGAACCAAATCCCATTTTGGGTTTCAATTCGAGTCCATCGTAATTGTAACATCTTTGCCATATACGTTCATTTTTATTCTACAAATTCGATTTTGGTATCTCTATCTCTCTTGAGAATGACCATGAACACCAATGCTTCATCTTTGGCCTGGGCAACTTGTGTATCTCCTGCAGGTTTATAAGTAATACCATTAATCACGAATCTATCATCAGACCAGTTAAAATCCCAATAACCTTCTGGAGTTAAGTATCCCAGGTTTTCTATATAGGATTTTGTAACTAGTATGGATAGATTCTCATCATCGAGTTCTCCAGTGATTGTGGCTTTATTGATAGGCCAGTTTCGAAAGGCATTGTAATAACAGAGAGCCTCGATGGGTATATTATAATATTTAGGGATATAATCTTCTCCATGACTTAGGAGTTGATTTACATTCTTTGCCCAAGTTATAGTTTGCCTTCCAGCATCTATATCCAAGAAATCATTGATAATCTTCTTGTATCTATCCCAAGAACGATTCTTTACCATTCTATGAGGAGTCTTGGTCATCTTTTCTTGATTAAGGTTCTACCATTTCTTTTTACTGGTACACTTGGATTAGGTCCATCCAATATACCTGGTCTTCTTCTGTCAACTACTCGAGGAACTACTAACTTATTAACTGGTGCACAGAATGGTAAGTAGATTTCCAATCTTGTAGCTAACATACAAAGTCTTTGTTTTAATTCGTCTATGACACCTCCAGGTTGCAAAGCTTGTGAGAATGTTTTCCATAATGAAGATGTTGAATCTGAAAGCATATCATAGTACTGTACTTCAGTAGGCCCAGTAGTGATTTGTTTAATCCTATCACCTCGGGTAAGTTCTGGTTTCGAACTACCATCTCCCGCTTGTTCTTTGGTTGATGTTAGTTGACTAAGGTATTCTCCGGTACTCGTTAATAAATTAAGGAGCTTGACATTTAGATAATCCCAGGCTGCCAACTCCATTATTAATTGGTTTTCTAGAGCTTCATACATTAATTCATCATTATATTTATCCAAGGGAATACAATGATTTACTAGTGGTTGGATATATAATTGCCATTTAGTTATGTACATCTCCTTCTCCTCTAGGGTCATACCATCGGAGATTTCTGAAGGAATGAAATAATTAATAAGGTTATATATACTGTCCGTTAATGTAGTAACAGCCTCTGTATTTACAATTACTAATTTGGTAGCAGAAAGATTAAGTCCATCGGAGTTCGTGATATTCAGTGCTACTGTATAAAATCCGGACTTTTCATAAGTGTAAGTTGGTTGCTTAACATCGTAAGCGGACCCCTTATCATCACCAAAGTCCCAGTCAAAAATGGCCTTGGCTGGGACTTTGCTTAGTACTCTAAATGAAACTTCCAGACCATTCGTAGTAGCTACGAAGTCTAGATTTTCCATGATGAATTATTTAGATTGTTCTTCGAACTCTTCCAGCAATGCCTGAACCAGGGTTACCGGAGTATCATTCTTCTCGGCTACGATTTCGTGGCGAGCAGCAATGAGAGTAAGTTCTTCCAGAGTATAGGCCTTTGCAATCTTTGCAACTTCCATACCCTTTTCAAACTGAGCCGTCAGTTTCTTTTCCAGCTTGTCCAAATCGTTAGCCGAATATTTCTCTACTTTGTTTTTGTCAGCAATCATCCGAAGATGTCCCGAGTTCAAAGCCATTTGGATTTTCTTTGAACCAAATTGACGGAGAGTAAGTTCTCTTTCTTCTCCTCTTGCGATAGTGATACCAGTTGACTGATCATGAAAACTGTAAGCTTTGGCCCCTACAGTTACTTTTATTTTTTCACTCATAATCTACTAAGTTTTTAGATGTTTTAAAAATAGGGATAGGGTTTTGCGAGGACCCTATCCCATTCGAAATTAGAACTGTGTAAAATAAAACCAGGTGGCTTTACTCTAGGTTAACCATCAAGTACGGGTCTATGTTCATGAAGTCCGGGAATCCAGCTTCAGAGAACTTCTTATCTGCAGACAAGATGAGTGCAGCATCCTGATACATCTTAGAGAAGCCAGTAGTCAAGCTTGCATAAATTGCTTGAGTCTGATTGGAAACGATTCTTTCAGATTCCAACATCAACTGCTTAGCAGTAAGCTTAATCAAGGCAGCCGATGTATCAATCAGCAGAAGGCCTTGGTCAGGAGTTCCTGGATGGATGTAGAAGTTGGCATTCTTAGGTACCGGAGACTTGATGTTGAGTGTAGCTTCAGTAGTACCTGAATGACGGTCTTTAAACTCAGGCAGGTTCAACATTTCGATAGCTTGGTCTTCTCCACCAATCATTGTAGTAAAGTTACGTCCCATACGAGCAGCACGTACCCAAATATGGAGAAGGTCCTTATATGTGATACCATTGGTTGTTTCGTATACACCGATAATCGGAGCAGATTCTGAACCATCCGGTTTATTACCATTGATAACAACGTCCATAGCCAATGTATCCATTGCATAACCCAGCTGAACACCGAAATCACGAAGGTAGATTGCCAATACATCGAGAGAAACGTAGTTACGAACTTCATCAGTAAGTTTAAAACCTTTACCGATTTTAAACAGAGAAACTGATTTCTGTCCGAAGCTTACATCTCCCAATGGAATTGTTTCTGCCTCGTTAACCTTAGCCGGTGCAGCATCGGACATGTTAATCATCGGCATGATAGCAGTCAGCCCATTGATAGACTGGTCAGATGCAATAATCTCCGGATAAAACGGAGCTTGGCGCATACCCAAAGTAATGGCAGAACGAATGATTTCCGGAACAATCCAACGAACATCTTGCTGAGGCATTGTGAAGATGTTTTCCATTGTATCGATTTTCGGATTGATACCAACCTTTTCGAACAATTCATCTTCTGTGATTCCCCACTTACCTGTAGCAAGTTCACCCAGGGTAACTTCTACCGGCTTTTTATTCTGGGCTCCCTGACGGAAAGCATCCAGCTGACTTACCATTTGAGGAAGTTCTTTGATAAAGTCTTCCTTCTTCAGTTTTGAAATATCAACTTTTTCCATAATGTATTTTTCTTCTTATTTAATAAGTACTTGGATTAACTCGTTTGCTTCGTCTGCCGGAGTAAGAGCAATGAAAGGAGTTGAGGTTCCCTGGTTTGCTTTTACAAAACGGTCATTTAGCAAATCTCCAGAAGGGATTACATAACCAGCAGTGAGAGTAGCATTTGATACCCAATTACAAATCATGTAACCTTCCATGGCAACTGTAACTTCTACAGGGAAGTTATGCTGGGCACGGTAAGCCGGATTGATGTTATCAGTAACAGCAACTCCCAAATATACTTCAGTAGCAGCATCTTTGAAAGGGAATATGAGGCCAGTTTCATCAATTGCCACCGGCATACCCTGAACGATTGTTTCTCCTTCTTTTACATTGAAGGCTTGGTGCAATTTGTGGGATTCACTTTTGTAAATCACCGCTCTTGGAGTTTTTTCCCCAAAGAGAGTCATTGCTTGGTCTTTGTTTACGATTTTCGTCATAACAGTGATATTTATCGATTATTTCTTTATTTGAACTTACTCTTGTAGATGTCATCAAGAACATCGGAAGTAGATTTCTCTACGAATTTAGATTTATCCTCAGTCTGAGTTCCTGATTTATCTTCAGATTCCTGAGCTGAAGAAGCACGGCTTACATCGTGAGAACCACAGCTTGCGCATACCATTGGGAACTTCTCTTCCAAACGAGCCTGATAGTCTTTCTGGAGAGAAATCAAAGTAACCATGCCAGTAGTTTCGGCATTCAACATTGTGATGATAGTTTCATCGGCTTTGTCACCCATCAACTTCTTATAAGTACCTACGGCATTTTCACGGAGAGAAGCAATGTGATTCTTTCCTACTATTGCCATTTCCTTCAAGTTTGCTACTTCAGCATTCAGATTAGTAATCTGTTCAGTGAGAGAAGATTTCTCTGTAGTCAGATTATCAACCGTAGTCTGAAGACTGTTTTTGGATGATACCAAGCTTTGAATACATGAGATAACTTCTTCCTGAGTCATCTCTTTGCCTTCTACAAGGGATAGCATGTTATCCCCGAAAAGCTTTTCAAGAAATTCTTGCAATTCTTTGTTCATATTCTCTTTATTATTATTTTGGTTTTCTTGGTTATCAATTAAAGAACCCTGAGTATCGTCCTTTTCTTGAAACTCCGAGAGATCTGTTTTGTAGTCAGTAAAGAAGTACTGTTTAGACTTGTCATCCCTATATTCCTCATAAGAAGCCCAGGTTCTTTTTGCAAAAGTAGGATTAACAATTTTACCATCTGAACCAATCTTTTGAGCAAATGAATCAGCACCATGGGATACTAATGAAGTTTCCAAATAACGAACTACCTCAGTAACTATTCTACGTACCATCTCTCCCTTAGAATCATAGGTACCAAGCTTCTGGTAGAATTCACCATCTTCCATTCCTGGATGAGATTTATCCCACTTGAACTGTACAGTTACTGAATTACTGTGGATTGAAGGAGGTTCCATAAGGATTCCTCTAGCAATTCTTGGATTTGCCTTACCATCAATCTTCAGAATACCATTGATACCTGCAGGAATAGTGAAGTGTCCATCTTTATAAGATTCTTGCCACATCACTTGAGATACAGCCCCGATTGCATTACCAATGTTTGTTTCATGGTCGCAGTTTACGGTTTGACCAAGTAACATTTTCATTGATGCCTTTAGTACTCCATTTTGACTAAAGTCAGTAGGATTCCAATTTTTAGATACAATCGTTTCTGAAAGTAATCTAAACATCGGTTCGATAAATTCTTCGTCCTTAGGAGTAAGTTCAGATTTATCAAGGTTAGGATAATAAGTATTGTAATCTATATCACCTCCCCAAAATCCAAATTGAGCAATTGTGTCAGGTGTTGGAGTCTTCCATTTATAATAATTCTCGGAGAAGGCTTGGGCTCCTACTGATTCTGGGATATACCCAGCCATTATAGTATGACCTTGCCCAATCACCATAGAATCAAGATGCTCTTTGTTTTTCGTTGTAAATTTACTCATCTTGCTTTAGTATTTTGGTCTCCTCGAGAAGGAGCCGGGTTAATTTTATCTCTTGACCTACGAGCAGATTGATTCTTATCGTTCTGCCTTTGTTTCTTCTTAGTACCCTCTTGAGGGTCTAAATTACCACCTTTAGCAAACTGGTCTTCAAGTGAAACTCTTGGTTCATCCTCATCAGGAGAATCATACCCCATTGCCCAAGCATATTGGTCTTGGCTAATGATACCAGCTTTGTACAACAAATCCAAATTCTGTATCTTGTATTGAAGACCTTGTTGAACTTTAACTTCATCCGAGATAGTTGAAGTCCCCCATTGAATCTTTATTCCCTTGTTATTAAAGCCAGCCAGGCGCAGTTCTAGAGAATAAAGAAAATCTAATACATAAGTTACAAGCATTTGTAGATTCTTTAACTGGCTGATTAATTTAGAGAGCATTATTCCCGTTGCTCCCTCACCAGTTGTTGAACTAACTCCGATAAGATTACCATTAACTCCCAAACCATTGGCAACTGATTGCTGATTCATGTTCCAGGGTTCCTTGATGTTACCTAATTCCTTAGTGGTAGAGTTAAGCTTAAACTCATGGTCATCAATGTAACCTGTTACAATTCCATCTTTCATACCATCCCTAAGATTTCTTTTTAGGTCTCTTAGGTTTCTTTCTAGTCTAGCTTCATATTGCCTTACACTTTCATTACCAGATTGGTCAGGTTTAGCCATCTTAGCTTCCAAGAATCCTACCATACCGCAGACTTCCATGATATGTTTAAAGTTTACCCTCATATCATGTTGTCCTTTCAATGAATCCAATGCTGCCATGAACGGTGGTATTCCGTATGGTTCATCGGTATCATTATACATTGCAGCATATACATAAGTCTCTGGGTTAAGCTTAATGTAATCCTGGTGCTTTATGAAGTAATTCTTATTCTTTTGATAAGGAGAATATACTCCATTGTTTTCCCTTTTGAATACAATGTTCTCGGGTCTAAGGAATAGGATAGTATCCAAACCTTCCAGCTTTTCATCGGGAACTCCCTCAACAGAAATAGCTCCGCCAACAAGACATTGTACAATCATCTTGTTAACCAAGCCATCTATTCCAGCAGTATACCTTGACCATTTCTTGGTTTTCTCAGCCAGATGTTTCCTCATCTTATCTGCTTCATCATCCGTATTGTTAGGGAATGTTACAGTATGACCAGTATTGGTTAACTTAAACATATCCTGCAAAGCAATTCCCATATCCGGATTTACTTTATATAAATCTCGAATTAGAGGTATTACTTCAACACGAAAAGAAGGGTCTACCATTGCAGTAATACCCTTTAATGAACTGATAAGAGATTCATCTTCATCGACTGAAACTCTACCAGGAGAGATAGTAGAAGGTTTTGATTTCTTCTCCTCTTTGTAGGGTTCTGGAGGTGGGTCCTTCTTTCTCCCCCAACTCCAATTAAAGTTGAACTTCTTTTTCATTTTGGTTGTACAATTACGTTAGTTTTTCCTTTCCTTATGTGATTACATATAGCTTTACCAAATATGGAGTCATCAGAATATACATCACCTTCAAGGTCTACATCTACTGCTGAATTGTTAGCTCTATGTTTACCCATTGCAACTGGCCTACCCAAACCATCATATATGAAGGTATAGGCTTCTTGAACAAAGAATGGGTCTTTACAAGTGATATTATCTTCTCGTATATCTTGTTCTAAGCCTTCAACGATTACTGAACGATTCTTTTGAGTAGTTAACCATCCAGGAGATTTATCCATCTCGGGTCTAGATTTACCTTTCTTCTTAAGCATCTTTTGGTAGTAATACAGTTTAGGATAACCTTCATCTTGAAGTTTAGAGGTTACTGCCAATCCAACATCATTTGATTCCGGAGCAAGAGTTGCAAAGTTAAATAATTGACCGGTATCTCCAAGTAGTCTGGCATACTTATCTACTGATAGCCTGCCTTTGAATACTGCTTGTTCTTCTCCAGCTTTATCCATGCAAGTAAAAGCAGAGTAGTCAGTTGCTCTACCAGTAGAAACGTCGGCACCAATAAAGTATTCCTTGTTATCTTCTGGTTCGCAGAATTGTCTGTACTGACCATTAAACCTTTTCTTAATACAGGGATAATCACTAAGGCAGTCTTCGATTGCCTTGATATCAGACAGGTCGAAGACTGTATTTCCAGATGACAAGAAGTCACCATCAATTTCCTGTGCAGTTCTTTTGGTTCCCAAAGCAGAAGACATTTCATTGTACCAATTAATATCTCGTTCTGGGTGCATTTGCCAATACAATCGAAGTGGATTAAATGGATTCCCTCCGGCAATAGCATCTACCCAAGTAGAGTGGTAGAAATTACCAACTCCATAAGGAGTAGAATTGATGATAGCAGCCCCACCTGTTGATAAGGTAGGGAAAGCGGCTGCCCAAATCTGAGCTGCCCATCTTACTACTGCTGCTTCATCAATAACCAATAGGGAAAGAGATTCTGAACGACCGGCTTCCGAAGATGTAGGGATAGATTCTATGAAAGAACCATTGTCAAATTCTATCATAGATGCAGAACCATATTCTCCAGCTCTACCATTAATAATCGGTGTTTGTAAATACCATGGCAGGTTCTTGTACATGAACTTAATCTTCTTAAGTACTTTCTTAGCAGTTGTGTCTTTGATTGAGATAATGTTAATCTTCTTGTTAGGATGATACATTGCTAACCAAAGGCAGTACATAGAAATAAGCTCTGTAATACCAGCCTGTCGGAACTTAAGCAGGATATTGAAACGTTCTTTAACGAAATTATACAGTACCGATTTTTGGTATGGATAAAGTTCGAATCTAACTTTTCCCCTCATTGGGTGTATCACATAGGTGAAAAGACTGAAATAGAAAACATCATTAGAAACCTTTGCAAGGGTTGCTAATTCCTCCCGGTTAAGGGAAGTGTGATTTTCTGTGATTATCTTTTTCGCCATATCAAAAGTTATATTGAATTGAAAACTCTAAGTCAGCTTTTATACCTGAAAAGTATTTCGGATAACAGAAAGCATTAACTCCGAGTTTGTAATTAAAATTCGTAGTCTTGATTGTAAGGCCAGTTCCAATATCGAACAATTGATTAAAGGGTCTGTACTTACCGTAGACATAAGGACTAAGACTTAGTCTCCGAATTTTCTTCTGAGTTAATTGTCCCTCATACCAGTTATATTTGTAATTCCCTAAGTCTAGATTGAACATTCTAGTTGAATAAGAATCTGTCTCCTTATTGAACAGACTGATATTTAACTTGTTGTTGTCTAGAGTAAACTGAACCAGAGAATCCGCCTTACTGACTTTTACCGAATTGTCAGAATCAACCGCCGTTGAATCGGAACTTGGGGATTTAGTCATTCTATTGCTGTTTCTATAAAAGTCGTAGAGAAGGATTCTACTTGGTTCAATTAACTGGGAAAAAGGTTTTTGGGGCTTAAACTCTTCTTTCAGTTTGATTGTATCAGGAATGCCAATGACCGATGAATCAGGAAGTTGACTGATATACGAATTCAATTTGTAATTCCTGAAGCAAAGGTAAATAGTAAATCCTAGTATTAGAAGGAACACTACATTCTTCCACTTGTTTTTAAAATCTGATTTCATGTCACAAGGTTTAATTAACAACATTCTTCTGATATTGCCGAAATTTCGGCAATATCTTTCGATGAGCAAAGCGAATCGAATTGTTTCTTCTATCCTAATATACCTAATTTCGTATATCTATAAGTATATAGATATAGAGTATATAAAAAATATAGATATATATACGAAGTATATTATATATCTATATTTTTCAAGGTCTACTAGGAAGTAATATATACTTTAGTATATATTAACATTTTTCAGGCATCTCTTGAACCAAATACCTACCTCATATACCGAACCCTTGGCAATGGTATACCTTGCCTTGTTAAGCCAGTAAAGGTAATTGCCTTCATCCATGAAAATCTTGTAGGCTTTAGGAAATCCCATAATTGCCTTGAAATCCAAAATCCCAAGAGGGTAACCATCAGGTCGGAACTGTCTATCAGCAGGTCTTAAAGTTAGAGGAGCTTTATCTAACTCTAATCGATACACTCCTGGGAGAGTACTCATCTTAGCAGTCTTTATGGGCCATTTCTTTTCATTCTTGAAGTCACTATTCCACAATAACTGAATCTTTCTAACGGTTAGATTCTTCTTTGCAGGAAGCTTTCGATAATCATACATCGCCAAAGTCTTTTCAATTGGAATGTTATAATTACTCCCGTAAGGAGACTCAAAGAGCAATTCTCTAGTAATTGTTGGAGTTTTTACTTGGAATACTTCATTAAAAGCATTCAAGTATTTCTTACCGGCTTTCTTATGCACTCCAACGATAACTAAACGTTTCCTTGATACTTGGGAGTTCCCATAGTCGGAAACGCTTCTTTCGTGAAAAATAAGTTTATAGTCTTTAAGGGCTTCCTGAAGGTATTCATTGGGTAGAAGAGATAGCAAACGAGGTAAGTTTTCTATAAGAAAAATCTTAGGCTTGTAATAATTGATTCCTTCTATTACTAGACTTAAACTTCGGTTATCCTTGGGTTTACCCAATTCTTTAACCTTTGAAAGCCTCATAATGGATGATGCTCCACAGTCTGGAGAAGAGATTATGATATCTATTTTCTCATCAAACTCCTGTAAACAATATCCCTTGTAGAATGGTATATCTCCAAAATTAGCTTTCCATTGCTCTTCTCCGGGAGTATGAAATACTCCTCGAGGTTCTATATTCCCTAATAGGTGCTTCCTAAAAGGGAACAGCAGAGCTCCTTGCCCTGCTGAAATCCCTAATACATTCATTTCTTGTAACTTCTTAGTTTTACATATTTAACCCAGGCATAATGTTTCCTAACCTTAGTATAATCCCGGTTATGGTCATTGTTATGGGCTTCTTCTTCAAAGCTTACATCATGATATCTTTCGCTTTGTTTGTTCCATTTAGCGAAGAACATGATGATTAGGTACTCGATTGCATACCACAAGTAGTAGAAAATCCACAACATCTCTTGCATTTGCTTGAGATGTATCTTCTCATGGTTGTAATCATAGGCATCAAACTTGGCACCTTTTCTTACGAAGACGATGCCGAATAAATTCATGGCTTTATACCCTTTGAAAGGTATAAATTTGTTGTAAATTACCTTCATTATATCTTGTTTTTAAAGTTTTCGTAAGCGTTTTTTAACTTCTGGTCATAGGCATTTTCAGCATAACCAGGACCATTATACTTCCGAGCAAAGCCTGCCCAGTCATGTTCCTTCAAGTTCTTCAAACAACTGGTATTATTCATGTAATAATACATCAATTTCAGCTGAGAAGCATGAGATTCTTCCATCTTTTTGACGAAATCAAAGACATTTTTACACCCACAATAGGCAAAATTGAAGCCCATAATCTGAAACATTCCCCAAGAAGCTGACTTTAGAGCACATTCTTCATCAATTTTCTTGGCAATTTCGAGTCTTTTGTACTCATGAGCTTCACCAAGATACTTAGATTTGTCCCATTTCGGGAAACAAATGGTAGGATAACTCTTTTGAGCAGAAACTGCCTTGTCCAAACCGAATTTGTTCTTGATTTCCTTGTACATAATGTGACCTTCGAACAGAATTTGAGGTCTACCATCTACTAAAAATCCATCTCTGCCTGCTGCTTCTACCAGTTGTACTGATTTAAGCAAGGCTGGTTCTAGTCCCAAATCATTGGCTAGAGCCACAATCATTTCATTAGTTAACTTATCCATAACGTTATATTTTAAAGTTCATTAAAGATTAGAAAGTATTGCTGAATACCCTGCTTGGGATGGTTCTTTAGGTTCTATTATCCTATATAATTTAATAATGTAGAAATATGGAAACTGAAAAATGTCACCTATGCAATGAACCTATCGACTTGCATCAGTACGAATTATCTAGGGCAATCCCTAAAATAATGGAAGCCAAACAACTTTGCTTTCATTGTGCTTTCTGGCATAACCTTAAAGAAGAAGATGATAAGGTAAAAAAGGATTTTTCGATGGAAATCCTCCCATTAATCACTCCGGATTATCGTCATTACACTATCCATCTTAATTCCTTATGGATAGAAGTTGGTACTTTCAGAAGAGAACGTATTAAAACTTCAGAAAATTACATTGCTATGCTCACCGGAGATAATTCCATGATTATTAACTCATATAACAATTGGGGATTCCAGGGCATAATTCCAGAACACTCTAGAGGACTTTTTACTCCAAATGGATTAATCCTTACTCTTGTAGAACTTAGGGAAATCTTAAGTCGCAAATCCTTTACCTCAGAGGATTTAAAATTTATGATTCAAAATTATACAGATAATAAATAATTTCGTATATTTGCATAAACTAATTAATAAAGATATGAAAAAGAATAAAGAAACCAAAAAGCTAAAGGAGGGTGAAGAAGTAATTTTCTCTGATGGCAAAACCTTAATGGAGAAAGTAAAGGTAGAATCTATCGACAAGAAAGGTGGGTTTGCAATCCTGAGTAACAAAGTAAAGGTATCAAGAACCCTGGGACCCGATGGGAATTATACCAGATTAGATGGTAAGCAAAGTGTTATCCTACCTCTATCGGATAAATCGGAATTGGATTACCAGGCATTCAAATCTTACTTCTCAATCAAGAGAAACCTGGACTTAATCGAATCAAAGATTAAGGATATGAAGGACAAAGACTTCAGTGAATTAATCGTAGAGTTAGATAAGAAGATATTCAAAATCGTAAATAAATACTTTGAACAATGACTCTATGGATTATCTTGGGTATAATATATGCTATCTGTATTATACCTGCCTGGTTTATGACCAGAGTGATATGCTCAATGCACCGATTAACTAGACCGGGATTCCTATTCCTAACTATCTGGTTAATTATGCCACTATTTCCGATATACTTTATAATAACTTATATAGAAAAGAAACATGAACCGAGAGATTAAGACTAAGAAGGTAGGTAGGCAAAAGAAGCTTACCAACCCATGCCCAGTAATTAAGGGAGAAGTACAGATAATGGTAGGAAGCCCAAAGTGTATTACCTGCCAAGGGTTTGAAAGAAAATTAGAGAAGAATGGAAGAGCTTACGTTCACTGCAATAGATTATAATTCCTTAGAGAATAGGATAATCGAAGGATTGGTAAGAGACAACTACTCAAAGATAAAGAATACTTTCTACATGGTATTCGATAAAAGGAGTAAAAACCCCAATTCACCTGTAGGATTATGTGCTGATATAATTGAGGCTTCTAGATATAATGATGACCCAGATAAGATTCTTTGGAGAAGGGTAATTAAACCATGGTTTACCCCACAAAGGTTTAACCTTACCTATGTATACTTTGGATATTCTACTCCTTTAATCCAACATCTGAAGGAGGAAGTCCTAGATATAAATGGGAAGGTATGGTTCAAGGTACCATTAGAAAAGCTTAAGGACCACGAATATCTTTTAAGAATTTTAGGAACAGCGTTCTGGTTCCCAGTATCTAAAGATTATAATGCTGAACGTATTAAAATACTAGAGTGTGCCCTGGAAGATTTAGAGAGAATTAAAAGAGAGGGAGTTAATCTCCCTTCTATGAGATAAGGAATGGTAGGAGGTCTTAGGGAAGTGTAGGGTTAAGAAGATATTGGATACCCTTTTATAGGGATTGAGAAGCCAGGGATGTTAGGTCTCTGGCTTCTTTGTGTGTTGTGGGGTTTGTGGGATAATCGGGGTACCTCTTTAAGCGAGGGGCGATTTTGGTGTGGTACTAAAAACGGGGTACGGTTACGTTAAAATTAACATTCAAAAATAAAAAGTAAGGGACAAACATTTTTATTTGCTTTCCCTTACTTTTTATTTAGTTTATAAGTTCTTTAAAAAATCTTTTGTATCTTTGATAATCTGAATTAATACCCAAATTACACCAACAAATAAAAATACATTTAATAGCATATCATTTAATTACTTGAAATTTTTGACTATTTGTAAACCTTTTGTTAGAACTTCTTTTTTTGTGTCCTTTGTATTTTCGCTTGCAATACTTGCAAATGAAAAATCATTCACTTTGTAGACTTGCTTATAAAATTCTGTAAATGCAGAAACAAGTGTTTTTAGTTCATTTTGTTTCTTTTCTTCTTTCGCTTTGCAAATCGAATCAAGCAAAGAAAAAGTTGTGTTTCTTAATTTCTTTCGATATGCTTTTTTTTGCTTTTCATTTAGTTCTGAAAACAAAGATTCAATGTAAATTTCTGTTTTCTTTCCTAAAGAAGTTTTTAAAAGTCCGTTAGTTTTTTCGTTTAGACTTTTAAAAATACTATCAACTGATAATTTAATAGTGCTATTTGCTTTTGCTTTTGCAGTTGCTTTTTTTGCACTAACTTTGTTAATTTTGTTGTTCTCAACTTCTTTAACGTTCTCAACTGATACTAAATTTTTTGTTTCCATAAAATAAATACTTATTTGTTTAAGTTTATATTATTATATCCTTTTCTCATAACAAATAAGATTATAAGAAAAGAGAAAAGGAGTAATTAATTTTATATTGTTTTAAAATATCAAACGATAAAATACTATCAATACAAAAGTAGTTTTTATCTCTCTTTCTGTATTACAAAGATACAACTTATATTTTAATCTACAAAATTTTTAGAGAATTTTTTCTTTAAAAATAGTTAATCAAAATTTTAAATATCTCTTTGCTTTTTCAACACTACAAAGATAAGAAATATATTTTAATCTGCAAAACATTTTGAGATTTTTTTTTGAAAAATTTTTCAAGAATTATTTTTAATAATTTCGTGAGAATTTTATGCAAGTAGGTTTTAGGGGTTTGAAAAGTGGGCAGGGTTGTGGGTAGGTAATATAGGGATATTGATGGATATAGGAAAGGGGTTGGTATAGGTACCACTTTAGAAAAAAGAAGGCCCCATACAGTCCGGTAGATATTATCTGTATATTATCATACATAAAGGCCATTAGGTGACTAGCAAGCAATCCTACAATGCCCAGGGCCATTCATGGAGTCTATAGAGTACTATGGCCTATGGGTCTGTAGTTAGGCCTATGGTAAGCCTTAGTAAGTCCCATGATGGCCTACATAGAAAGGCTTAAGAAAAAGCCCAGTACCTTAGATAGGCATGGGCTTAAGTGTACCTAAGTTAGCGAGATTTGAATATAGCTATCAAGGCAACTATAGCAGGAGATAGCATAAAGAGTAGGGCAAGTATCATTGTAATATTGCCTTGTAAGGCCTGAGATAAAATATATAGAGCTCCCATAGCGATTAGCAGGAATAGATGTCGGTGATGATAAATGTATTGTTAACGTAGTTTACGATTGGTTCGCAGGTTTCATTGTTTTCGCAGAATACATTGTATAAGGCAGCTTGGATATATTCGATATCGGCATCGGAATATGTAGTGCCTGTAGTGAAGACCCAGGTATGAGTACCTTTATAATCGGTAACCATAGAAGTAATCGAAGCAAGATATAACCGGTATACCTTAATAGAAGTCTTTTGAATGGCTTCTAGGATAGGAATGATATATTCTGAGTAACCCATAGAGTCATCGATAATAGAATCGTCAGGGCCAGTAGAGATAACTACCAGGTCCTTGGCCATAGGATAATAATAGGCAATAGGGTAATTGTTACCGCAAAGGAGGTTGTTTGCATTAAATTGTACTGTTTTCATATCTATATATTTTTAATTGTTTATAGTGCAAATATAATGCTTTTTATTTATTTATGCAAATCCCACTGAGGCCCTTAATGGATAATGTATTATAGCTCTATAACTTATTAATAATCAAACAGTTACATAAAACATATACCTTCTAGCAATCTAAAGTTTCTTTCTAACTAAATATAAGGGCCATTAATAACATACTTACTAGTTTTAGGTACCTTGAAGGGCCTACAATTTTATATAATCCTATTGCCTTGGAGGTCTAAAATTGCCTTAAATTTATTAAATCCTGGGGCCCCAATCCGACAAAAAAATTACCTAAATCCTACAAATCCGATTGCCTTTTTTATATACTTATTATATATAATAAGCGGCCATTAGGGGTCTAGGATTAAGGGGATTTAGGTACCCAAATGGGCCTTAGTTGTGGGCCTTTTAGGCAATGGGTTATATAGCCTTAGGACCTTGAGACTGATGTGTTAGATAGCTCTGGAGTAGTGGTGTTGTATAGTGATAGGGGGGCTAGGCCTAGAAGTTTGCATTAATCCCAACACCCCCGGAAGGCCTTCAATATTGTATTAGTTATATGTATATTGATTATATGATTGGTGATATTAGGTATGTGTATTATGTAACATAGTTAGGCCCAGTATGATTTTTGTTTATTGTTCATACTGGGCTTTAGTATTTATTTTTGTTTTTTGTTTGGTGGGTTAGTGGGTTGGTATCCTTAGGATTAAGGTCTCTAATAGGATTAATAGGATTATCTGTAGGCCTTGTAGGATTAAGTATATGTATTTTTGTTTGGTGGTGGGATTTGGTATTTGATGGTATATCTTATCCCTGTGGGTTAATGATAACCAGGTATATAGGATTACTGGGATTAGTAGTAGGGTTTTCATTTCTGTTTGGATTTTAATTTGTTTTGGGTACGTAGGGGCTTGTTGGAGGTTGCACCTGAGTCTGTGTAGTAATTGGGGTTTGGTTTACCTGGAGTAGGAAAGTGTTCATTCCATTTATCCTGGTGAGGTATGTATACTTGGTTCTTGGATTTCTTTTTCATTTTGTTTCTCTGTTTAGTAGGGTATTTTTGAATCCAATTGGTATAAGCTCTTGGGTTTCTATGGTTACGGAGTCGAAGTAATTCTTTATACCTTTTATGTTTTTGAATTGTAATACTCTTCCATCGCCATAGGTAGCATTTACTTGGTTTATAAGGTCCTGATAAGCCTTGTCTTGGTTATCTTCTAGTGAATGGTATATGTTTTCTACTTGATTACCCTCTATGATTATTAAGGTTGTGATTTTAGTTTCATTTTCCGTAATGTTTTAGTTGGTTGTTGTACTTTGGGTATTTTTTCTCGTAGTAGTCATAGAGATATTGGTATTCGTCATCTCCTGACCAGCAATCAAGGAAGTAATCATATTGGTCCTCGGTAGCTTGGGATGGGTGTATTCCCAATGTATACTTGCAGTAGTGTTCCCATACCGTTTTAGGTTGGAATTTATTGGTAGGGAATGTCATGACTACTAGAGTCATGACAATGATTGATAGTATGATTAGTTTGGTTCTCATTTGATAAGGGATTTTAAAAGGTTAATGGTTTGTTCAGCATTCTCGTAAAGAGTTTCGGGTTCTTCAAGGAGGTCAATATAATAATCAATGATTTCGGCATGTTCTTCCTCGTCGAAGCAATCCTGATAGTGTTGTAATTGAGCCAGGATAAGTGGTTTGTATTTTTCCTGTTCAAGGATAAGGGTTGCACCGTAGAGTACCATGTCTACTTCGTCTACGTTATAATCGAAGTATTGGTCATCGCAACCTTTGAGCAAGTCCATTTGATTGAGGATTTCGATTAAGTCGAGTTCCAAGGATTCCTTATCGGCATATGTATATACCCAGAGCATTTCGAGTGAAAAATCCGATATTTCCTCGTAATGTGGGTCATCCTCGGCAATTTCGAAGTCATATGTATTTTGGGCATGTGACATAGGCATTTGTCCTTGGATAGAGACAATGTGATAAGGGTTTTGTGCAATGATTGAGGCAAGGATTGAGGTGGATTTTAATGTTGTCATAATTTTAAAATTTTAGTGATTAATACTATTTTTATTTCGATATGCAAATATAAGAATAATAATTAATATATGTAATAACCTCGATTACCTACTGAAGCCTTATTAAGTCAACTATCTCGATTGAAGAGTATGGCATACCTATTAATTCAGAGATTATCCTTTTGGTATGATATACATGGAAATGGTTTGGGTTTAGATTTTCCCTTGGGAATATTAGGTATGGCCTTAGTTCTTCAGTTCTGTATGTGATTATTAATTCCTCGCAGAACTTTTCATTTTGGCAATCAAAGGAGACTAAGAATTTAGACTGTTCTAGCATATTATTAATATTAAGCAATGAGTATTCTCATAAGTTAAAGGTTCTTCACTAGTAGGATGGGAGGATGCACCCATAATTAAGATGTTCCCTCCCATAATTAGTATAAGAATTATGTTAGGCTTCATTGGTGTTATGTTTACCTAAGTCCTCGAGGGTTTCCTGATGAGTGCATAAGTCCTCCATTAGGTCTTCGACGGTATCTTCCCAGGAATCGTATCCGTCAAGGCTATATTCGCTGATGAAGATAAAGAATGTATCCCCAAATAGTAGCCGTAAGACTTTGTCTGTTAGGTCTTCATCCTCATCATATAGTTTATTCTCTTCTTCGGCAGAGAGTTCGAGGGCATCATCGTTTAGTTTACTGGATATCTCGTTCAAACGATTGAGATATTTGTTGAGAGTTTCAAGGTCTTCCTGTGAACGAGTCTCTTTGAATTTAAGATAAGTTTTTGATGGTACCATAGTTAGTCCTCCTTTGATTTTAATGGTTTGGCAATTACTGAAATGAATCCTGCAGGATACAATGTATATAGGATACGATATCCGGGTTCATGTGGTGGTAAGAATACATTAAGTATATTCTTAAGTAATGGATAGAGTTTCCATTGATTATCCTCTAGGAATTGTTTCCATTCATCGATTTCGTTATCATCGTAATTGGCAGTTAATTGAATATGATACCGAGTATTATCCTTATCGAGAGGAGTAAATACGTTAGTGACTACCTCAATTTCGTTTGAAGGCTTTTTGTATTGGGTAATTGGATACCAGATACCTTCGTTTTTCCATTGATTGAGCTGGAATATTGTCATCCCAGATTCAAGTAAGTTGGTGAGTTTGTAGAGATTAACCATGTTGTTGTCTATTTTAAAATGAATAAATATATTTTATTTCTCACTACAAAGATAAGAATAAAATAAATAATATGCAAATATAACTGAGGTAGAGGCAGGACTCTAACCTAACTAAGAGTCCTGCCTCTGGGATAGGTATGAAAACAACTGGTTAATCGTCATTAAGAGAACCTTCGTTTAAGGTTTCATTGAGTACTTCATTAAGAAGTGCAGCACGTTGTTCTTGAGGTAGGCCATCTAGTGTTCCCTTAATTTTATCTTTTAGTACCCTCTTAAGTGTATCCTGATATTGTCTGGTAAATGTAAGGGCAGAGATAGATACTGGGATAAGTACTCTCATTTGTGTAGTACCGTTACAGTTATCTAATAATTGGGATAATTCTTTTAGATTATCCAAAGCATGTTGAATGACTATAGCAATCACATCTGGTTGTTGGACATCCGTACATCCTAAAGCATATCGTACAATCCTATCAAAAGATGCTTCAGTGATATCAATGGGCATTCCATTTAAGAATGGTTCCCTGAAGTCAGGGTCCATGGTTTCTGTTTCTAAAATAGCTCTGATTTTCATAATTATTCCTCCACTTCTCCTATTCCATTAGCAAGTAAATAATCATAGTACAAGTGTACGTTAGTATCTCCATAAGTCCTAATGTAGGATTCAGCATCCTCTGGGTCTGCTGAGACCCAGGGATATTCTTGTATTTGTGCCTTATGCAATTGTAAGGCAAGTTCTTTTAATTCTTGTTCATTCATGATATTCTGAAGTTAAGTTGATAAATCCAATTGTTTCTGTCTAGCTTGGTGAATGATATAAATTGTCCATCACCATCGGTAAAGTTTTGCATAAATTGTACGCAGCCAGTAGCAATGATATTTTCTCTTAGTCTGTCTACTGTTACCAAGCTTTCGAATGTGAAAGTATAGTAGCAAGTTTCATATACCCAGATTTGATTGATATCGATGCAAGCTAGTTGGTAGTTATCGTATACCTTACTGAGTAGTTCAAATAGGTTTTCCTTTAGCATTTCATTTTCCTCCTCTGTAAAAGAGAAAGTGTTTTTGTTATTGATAAACCTTTGAAGTACCTCTTCCAGGTTCTGGATAGAGGATTTGGATGCTGTTGTTTTCATATTTTTATTGTTTAATTATTACACTACAAATATAAGAATTT